CGCTGGTGCAGGTCTTATAATGGATGTTAAACAAGCCATTGATGACCATGAAGCAGGTAAGATATCTGAAAAAGACATGAAAAAAGTTGTTGCAGGCGCAGTTGGATCAGCTTTTGGAGGTGTCGGTGGCGCTGAATTAGGAGGTCTAATTGGTGGTGCTGCAGGTTCGGTAGTACCAGGTTTAGGAACACTGGTAGGTGGTGCAGTAGGTGGAGTGGCAGGTTTCTTTGCAGGCGAATCTTTAGGTAAAACAATTGGTGAAAAATTATTTGATACCTTTAGTAATACTGATGAAAAATCAATTGATTCTAAATTATCAAATGTATCATCAAAGACTGCCACACCTGCTAAACAAGCAACGGCTGCAGCTACACCAACACCGTCAGCACCAGCAACATCAAAAGGCAGTTCATCTGAAGCAACATCATCAGCTAAATCTGCACCAACAGCAATATCAGGTGGCGGAAGTTCAGCAACACCTATGTCATCTGCTTCCAGTTTAGGTGAGAGAGCAGTAGCCGCAACAAACCAAAATATAGATTCTCAAATGAGTTCTGGCGGTTCTTCATCACCTGTTGTTATCAATAGATCAACAAATAAAGGTGTTAGTGCTGATCCACCAGATATTATGACAGGCAATATGTCAGTTCGTAATGATGACATGGCATTTAATAGAGTATTACGAATGAGCGTCAGAGCAGTATAAAAAAAAGGAGGCCAAAGCCTCCTTTCAAAACCTTCCTTCTTTAAGGGAAAGTTTTAATCTTCCATTGCAAGATTCTCAAAGTATTTCATATCATCATCATCTGATAAATCAGGTTCAACAGAAGGCACAGCAGAAGGTGCTGTTCTTACTTGTTCCTTGATTTGTTCAACTGTTGTTTTTACTGCAACAGGTTCACCATTAAGACCTAATACTTTATCTAATCTAGTCTTTAATGCATCATATGTTTTGAATTCGGATTCTTTGATTAAATCATTAAGCGAATATTCTGATTTCCAAATTGTTTCTAGTTTCTCATCATTATCTGATAATGGTCCGGCTGAATCAAATTCTGATTTGTCATAGTTTTGGTAACCATCAACTTTACGAATTTTTAATTTGAAGTTAGCACCTTTCCATAAATCAAATGGATTAACTGCTTCTTCACCAAATTCTGGTTGTGGGTTCATAGCATCTGTAATCTTATCAAAGATTTTTTTACCAAATCGGAAAAGTTTAACTTGACCTTCATTTTCTGGATTCTTTGGATCAGATACAATGTAAACATTAGCAACATAATTTAATTTACGTTTTTGTTTACGAACCACGTCTTTATTAGCTTCAATGCCAGAGTTCCATAGTGATGAATTATGTTCACATACTGGACATTTTTGATTTAATGTTGTAAGACAGTTATCAATGAACCATTGACCGCCTGGTCCTTGAAAACCATGTGAGAACACTTTTACCCATGGTAAAGCATCTTCACCGTCTTTTTCTGATGCAGGTAGAAAACGGATGATAGCCATACCGTTGCCTGCTTTGTCTACTTCAGGACGCCAAAAATTATCTTGTCTTTCAGCACCTTCTGTATTTGTATTGATTGCTTCGATTGCTTTTGATAGCTTATCGAGATTGCCTGATTGGCGTTTTAGATTTGCAAAACTCATAGTATTACCTTTCATATAAACGGAATATTAACGGAATATAAACAACTTATCCACAAACTACTCATAACCATATTTCTATTTAGTTTCATTTATAAGCTTTGTAAGAATTGTTTTAAATTTTTTCTTATCATAGTTCATAAATGCCAAATATCTATCACACTTCATATGAAAATTTGGCCATATAATGTCATCTTCAATTTTATCATTCCACATAGCAAAGAAGTTCATGATGTCATTTAATATAACCAAAGTTTCCAATGAAATGTCACCTTGCATTGTCATTTCTAACAATATTGGATAACCGCCAGATGGCACGGTGAGCATGTCATTTGGGTTTTTAACTTTATCCAACAATCTTATTATATCATTCTCAAAGATATATGTCAAGCTTTGAGTGATTTTTTGCCATTTCTTATAATTATCTTCAGCATCTTGAGTGAGAAGTTGCCTAGGCCATTTGCCGTTATCATATAAGAAATTGGCAATATAAAAATATTTTAAGTCTTCTAAATTAAATTTACGAGATAGTTTATAAAATGTAAATCTATCTTTTTTGGTAGAAAATGTATTTTTAGATACGCTTGTTTTGCCATTATACTTTACATAATGATATGAATTGGAAGTAAAATGTAATTTTATAGCATTATATAAAGCATAGGCTTCAAAGCCTGAGCTGTCAATCATATTGGTAATCTAGCGGTCTTCTTTAATAAATTTAAATCTTCTGCTTCTAATTTAATCTTTGCTTTAAGTGGTGGTGACAATAACGTAGCAGACACCTCAATTTCTAATCCTGATTCTTTACAGTAGTGACAGATGGCATCCATTAAAGAGATGCCTTTATCTGTCGATAACTTTTCAATCATATAACTAAATTCTTTAATCTCATCTTTTGTTGGCATTTTAGACCTTTGCGTAAAATATATGTCGACCTACTTTTAACACAACATTTTCTTTCTTCCATTTTGGATGAACATAATCAGCGTGATAAAACATAGCGTTAGTTTTCTTTATTATACTATGTGCGATAGGTTGTGTCAAGGCTTTTCTAGCAATATATTTGGCTTCTTCCCAAAGATACTCATTTTTTTCTGCACTTACATGCTCACAAGTCCATGTGAATTGGCATATTGTTTGTCCCATTGATTTCGTTCTTTGGTAAACAACACCACAAATTGTTTTTGGAAATTGTGGATCTTTTGCTCTGTTAAGGGTAACTTGTGCTACTGCCATTTTACCTTCATAAGGTTCTCTGGCGGCTTCATAATAAATGTTTTTTGCTAAGCATTCTTCTTGTTTATTGTATTCAGTTTGAACATTTTTTTTAATAATATTAGTATTTACATCACTAGAAAATGTTGGTATTGCATATACCAATAATGAAAATAATATTAGTATGAACGATATTCTTAAAAGTGTATTATTCATGTATATCTCCTTTTTAATTAAGATTGCCATCTTTAATAGACGACAAAATAATCTCCAATTACGAATTTACTTTTTTGCTTTTTATTTCAACTACTGGAGTTTGTGAAACGAAATTATTAAGGATTTCGGCCTTTGTTATAATATCTGTTTCGGTTGGAAAAGCTGGCAAATCTGGATGTTTTGGTGATGCTGTGCCGGCAATTTGTGCCGCAGCTACCTGTGTCTGCCATTCTTGTTGTAAGATGTCTCTCTTTGAATGAAAGTCATCTGTTAGCATGTCTTTTGCCATTTTTAATAGCTCGAGACGAATTTCATAGGGGGTCATGCTCATAATATTACTCCTTTGTGTGTGTGTAAGTAAATGGTAGTTTTTTGAGGAACTACCAAACCTTATTTATAAAGGATTATACATTATAACCCTTTGTTTGTCAAGCTTATTTCTTAGCAGTTGGGTCTACATACTTGATATATGCATCAATCCAATTGGTAGAGATTGCTTTTTGAGCATCTGCTTGTGAAATTTTACCAGCGCACATTAAAGCATGTAATTGATTTTCTAATTTATCTTTTTGATGAGCATTTTTATCGCCATCAAATGGTTGTGGCCATAAATTAGCAACATCATTTGAACCACCAAGTTCTAATGAGATAAGATGGTCAACTTCACAACCTTCTTTACCTGAGCAATAGCCTTCATGATTCTTTACATTATAATTAGCATATACTTGTTTCTTTGTTGCTTCAGTTACATTTCTAACTGTAGTTGTTGTAAAGCCTTTAGCACAAATAACTGCTGCTGTTAATTTTGGATCAGGTTTGCCCGGTGTTACTTTTGCATTTGGTAAAATATCAGCATGAGCAATGCCTGCTGATAATAATGCTACGAATAATAACTTTTTCATATTTTTCCTTTATAAAAATTAATTGCCTTCACAAGACCTTCTATATAGTCTTCCGTTTTTTGCTTGTAGATAAAAGGTCCACTATTTTCTACCGCCATGATAATGACCAAATTATTTATTGGTTCACCTATCAATTCTTCATACATTAAGGCATATGCTGCTGTTTGCCAAAAGTAATCTTGAATTTCTTCTAAATCTTTAACTCGTTTAGATGTTTTAAAGTCAATGACTGATAAATCTAATTCAAAGTCAGCAATACAATCAACACGACCTGCTACACCTAACTTCTCTGACCATAATGCTTGTTCTTGATATCTAATGTTATCTATACGATTGAGATATGGCTTAATAGATAAAAACATTTCTTGAGCATCAGGCATAATTTCACCTAATGGTTCATTATTAAGATATCTTTCGCATAGTGTGTGAACATTGGTGCCTCGATTAGATGCCTTCTTTGATATAGCATTAGCAACATCATGACCAACCCTATCACGCCATCTTTGTATAGATTCTTTCTTTAAAGCACCTAATACAGTTGTGATTGATGGCATTTTCTGACCATTAGGTGAGATATAAAATCTACCTTTAGGTGTGGTTTCAGATTCTAAATTGGGTAATACTTTTGGCGGACAATAATTAAATGTTACCATTCTCTAGGCGCTTTTGTTTTGTGACCATCTTTGATTGTGTTTTGTCCAACTTGTTCTTTCATTCTACCAATAACATACTTCTCGAATGTAGAATCAGCCTTACCTGTGCCGGGTGTATTCAATCTCATACCGTCAGATAGAATAGGTGTGCCTGAATGATGCCTAATGTGTGTAGGATTATCAATTAAGTATTGGTCTAATTCTGTATAAGACATTTTCTTTTCAAATATCTCATCTGTTTCTGTATTCTTAAACTCATAGTTGGGCATTATACCACTCCGGAATTGGTCTAGAATTAATTTTTCCTTGCCATGAAGCAAGATGTGTTTTATTGTTTATATAGTAATTTCTGTAGGACGCCAAAGAATTTCCTGCTATCTTCACCGCATCAGGCATAGCTGGTGTTGGTTCGGTAAAGTTAGCATTAGGTATATTCTTTGGTGTATTCCAAAATAACTTATCAACTAGTCCTATCTGTTCACACTTATGGACTTTACCATAACGATAGGTATATTCTTTACATAGTTCTTTGAGTAGTTTACTTAACCAGATATAGTTTGAATTACTATGACGACACCAGATAGCGGATGGATGGTTGATGTGTGTTGCTGAATACAAAATAGTTTCACGGTCATCAGATAGAATCCAACGCTTGACATTACGATTAGTTTTTGATTTTGCTATGATTGGTTTGCCATCAAGAATGCGATGAGCAGTCGATAACAATTGACAATACTCAAGTATCATCTTGATACAATGTTTATCGTTGTGCATTTGCGCACAAACGGTTTCGTCTTTATCTAGGTAAAATATATTCATAATGTAAAGGATAACACAATACTGCTGTTATGTCAAGTTTATTTTCTAGCAAAAATATGTTTAATCTTTTCCCAAAGTGTTCTTTCTTCAGCAAGTAATTTATCTCCTGCTATGTTTAATTCACTTTGTAATGTATTAACATTCTTTTTGAGACTATTAACAATAGTAAGCAATTCTTTATGTCTTGCTAATTCATTGTTAATATAACCAACAACATCATTTGAAACATTAGATAAACCTGCATGAAATGCTGGTGTTTCTGCTGCTGGTGCTGCTGGTGCAGCTGGTGCTGGTGTCACTTCAGGTGTTGCTTGTTGAATATCATCTGGCATAATTTTCTCCTTAAATAATTAATATTTCCAATCTTTACAATAACCAAGTTTGTGTAATTTCTTCAATGCGTCATCACATTTTTCACCAATATCAGTTCTGTGATGTTCATCGTTACCAAACTTAACTTTATCTACAATATCATAAGCTTTATCTTTTGCTTCTGATACTGTATCGCCTACTCCTGTGCAAACAACAATATAACTACCTGCTGTTCCCCATTCATAAGCTTCTTCATCTAACACACCATCAACCATTTTAACGGTCTTTGATAGTTTAACTTCACAAGGATGAATAAATTTATAATCATCGCCTTCTGTCTTCTCTGTTAGAATAGGAAAGTCGAGATAAGATTCTTCTTCGTTTTTGTTGTGTGGAAAATCTGAATTAGCCATCACAACACCAACACAAGTTTTAAAATCTACTTCTAATGTATTTTTACCATTAACACAATCTAAAATCCATTCTGCTGGGTCACCTTTATGTAAAGGTTGTTGAATATTCCACATTGGATATCCAGGTCTTGCGGTCCATTCCATTGGCCATGGTGTACCATCTTTCTCATCAATGATACAATTCATATCTAGCATACCAACATAACCAATCTTGTGTAAGGTGTCTTCCATTGGTTTGAGTAGCATATCTGCTAGTTTAGACTGTTTGGTGTAACGGATAACTGTTCCCATCTCTCCTGTGTTCACACCAAGGTCTTTGTTCATGTGTTTCTTATGTTCAAAACCTTCTGCAAAGAATGGCATCCAACCAGCTGGACCAAATATACCAGTTACACATAGTTCGATACCAGGTCTAAATTCTTGTAGAATAAACTTACCTGTGCCGCCACCCTTTTCTTTATGTTTAGTTAAGAAACCAATCATATCTGCCTCATCTTTGGCAACATATGATAATGTCTTGTCTTCTTCTTCACCTATTGGTTTAGAAACCCAACGACCACCATGTTCTTTTACGAATTGAATGGCTGCATCATAATTAGAAAATGGGTGAGATGGTATAACTCTACCACCAAAGTCTTCAATAACTTTTTGACCATACATACGGTCTAATTCTAATTTTGCTGCTCTTTTTCCTGGTCCAAATATTGGATAACCTTTTTTGATATACTCATCAATTTCATCCATCATTTCAAGATTGTCTGATGAAAATATCAAATCGGCTACATCCATATATTTGCGCCAATTAGTAATCTTATCTACAAGGCCTTCGCCAATATGAGAAGACCTTGAGCCTTTAGTGTAGAGTTTAACTGTATGACCTGCAGCCACACAGCGGAGACACCAGTCTAATGTTAGTGCTGGTGGATCAAGAACAAGAATAAGCATGAATAATCCTATAAGGTGGGTTAATTTACCTTATTATTTAGTTTATTCTGGTGTGCCTGTTTGTGCCTTTAAACTCTTAATTCTTTTAGCAATATCATCAGTTGATACTGTTTGCATAGCGAATTGTTTAAATTGGTCGTAAGAATCTTTTACTTTAATAGATGTTTTACCACCTACAGCAGCTGAATCAGAAAAGAAAATGGCACAACCACCATCACGAAGTGGAGCGATTTCAATCACCTCATCTAAATTCAAAATAACTTTACAATTTTTTTCTACTGATTCTACTTCTACAAATAATGCCATTTTATTCTCCTTCAGGTTTAATAATATCTTTAAGTTTAACGAATTTCATTTTTGAAGCTGCCATTTCGGCGTTAATCATCAATTTTTTCAAAACATCTTTTCTTTCACCCTTGAAGGATGTTGATAGAAATCTTTTTGTCAATTTTGACATTTTATAATTTGCGTTCATTATCTTCCTTTTGTTTCTGCTTTATCACAATCAGGTAATCTGACCAATAAAACATCTGTTGTATTTAGAGGCTTGACAAAATAACATTCATTACTTACTGACCATACTAAATGATTTTGTATAGCACCTTCTATTTTGCCATCGTATGGTGGTCTAGGAAAAGCATACCACAATACATTAGCTAAAATTATGATTGAAATTATAAAAATAAATGAGCTGTTTCTTATAAGCCATTTTTTAACTTCTGTAACCAATTAAAACCTCCAATAATAAAAAAATAATAAAACACACACCATAAAAATAACAATAGTTTTGAATAAACTAGCAAGCAATTTTTCTTCATAATATGCTACTTCATACTTAATCATATCTTTTTGTGCTTCAAGCATATCATTCATGGTACCGGCTGTGAAGTCTTTGTTATATAATCTGATTGTTTCTTCTTGAAGAGCCAAATGTTTCTTCGCTTGTATATATCGATATATTGAAATCATTATTTTACTACTTCTGTATGTTTATGTTGTAAACTCTTACGCAAGATTTTAAACCAAAGTTTCTTTTCTTTTTTGGTGTTATGTCTTATACAAGCACGATACATTTTTCTAACTAATTTTTTAACTTTCATAGAATAACTTTTTCCAACTTACATGACGGCAAACTTCTTGTTTTGCTTTTGCCAGAGAATCAAACTTATTACCCATAATATATATTGCTTTTGGGCCATAGACCAAAATTTCACCAATCATTGTTTCAAATCGATACCTAGTTTTA